GGATATATCGCTTGTCGCCGTCAGGAACGTGCGGCAGGTTCCAGACATCCATCACGTCGTTAGTGCTGAGGATGCCCCGGTCAAACATTTGGCTGCTGACCTGGAGCTTGTCAGCGTTGGTCATGTACTGCAGGCGATTGGCCGACCATACGATGGCATTCTTGCGCGTGCGCTCGTTGTGGCTGTACGTCATGCAGGTCATGGCCTGGGAAAGCTGGAGGGCAAAGGGCTCGATCTTGCCCTCATAGTAGGCAGACCAGTCGTCGCCCGAGGCCTCGTTGTGCAGGATCTTCTCGTTGCTGCCGAAGTAGGTAAACGCTCGGTCCTGGATCAGTTTCAGCTGCTCGGGGTCCACGATCTTGGCCGTGGACTGGATCTGCTGCACGTTGGAGTAGGTGTTCGGGAAGAGCGCCAGCCCGCCCGCGTCCGCGCCCAGGTTGTCTTGCACCCAGGTCTTTCGCTCTTTGGCAAGGTCGGCGGCCTTCACAAAGTTGTTGACCGTCGCCATGAAGCGGAAGCTGGCCGAGTTCTTGATCCCCTCGGCGATGCCCTGGTTCTGCGTGTCGAGCAGTTGCAGGGTCGGGTTCAGCGCGCGGTAGTCCTCGCCCACCAGGTCGCTGCGGTAGAGGAACTTGCTGACCACACCCACGCGGGACAGCTCAATGGCTGCCTTTTCTCCGTTGCCGAAGGTGTACACCAGGAAGGGCTCCCCGTTCTGCTCTCGCAGTTCGGTCAGGTCGGGCACGGCGGGATAGTAGCCGACGATCCTGTCGAACTTGTCCAGCACGGGCACGATGTAGCAGGTGTTCTGGGTTTCGTAGATGGTCGCGGCCTTGTAGAGGAACTGCGCGCCAGTCATGAAGATGTTCGGCTTGCCGTCGAGCATGGCTTGAATGCCTCGTGCGTCGGATCCTGCCACCTTCGGCTGGAGCTTGCTGCAGTGCGTCGCAAAAGTATGGATGCACGCGCGGGTCAGTTCCATCTCGTAGACGCCGCCGTCGTATGTAGTGAAAGACGGGGAATAGCCGTCAAGCATCTGGAACCATCCGCCCATCAGCTGCTTGGCCTTGATCTTCCCGAAGAGCTTGTCAAAAGCGCCCATTCGGTTACCTCCTATGCTGCATTTTTCAGTTGCTCCCCGATTTGATCAAACCACTTCTGTCTAACCGTGAGAGCATCTATGACGGCCACAAAGCCGTCGATGTGGCACCGCGCGTCGATCTTGACGGGGCGCACTTTCCGGGTTTCCTCGTTCTGCTTCATGCCCACGTTGAGGAAGTGGGCTTTCAGCAGGTTGTTGTCGCCGAGCAGCAGGGTCTTGTCCCGCAGCAGGCCGTCGCACTCGTGGATCACGGGCGTCAGGTTCTCTCCCTGGTGCACGTCGTCCATGTGGAAGCCGTACTGCTCCATCTGCTGGACCAGGTACTGCGCACTGTATCGGTCATATCCGACCTGCAGCGGCAGGATCTCGTACTCCTCCACCAGCATCCGGAACCACTCGAAGCAGTCGTTGTAGTCCACGAAGTTCTCACCGCTCGGCTGGATCAGCCCCTGGGAGACGTAGATGCTGTAGGGCACGCCTTCGCGCTCCTGCAGCTCCTCGATCTTGTTCGCGGGCATGAAAAACTTGGCGAAGGTGTAGAGCTTGCCGTCCCGCTCGATCACGACGCAGCAGGCCGTCAAGTCGGTGGTCTGTGACAGGTCTATGCCGCCGACGCAGTAGGTGCTCCTGAAGTCCTCCAGCTTGTAGGTCTCGCCGGTGACCGCATCCACCACCTCGTAGGGCAGCCAGGCCTGGGTGCTGCTTTGCTTGATGTTGCAGTACTTGACCATGAACTCGGCGCGCTTGCTGAGGCTGTTCCGGGCGATGGCGATCTCCTCCAGGAAAAAGTCCGCGGAGACGCTCACGCCCATGTTGGGGTTGGCCTTTTTCAGCTCCTCGATGTCGTCCCACTTGCTGACGTCGTCGATCATGTATATAATTGGCAGCAGGCGTCGCTCCTCGCTGTTGCCGAGCAGCCATGCCGTCGAGCGCATCATGAGCTCGTCATACGGGCCGTCGTTCACGTAGCCCGCCGTGGAGATGCTCAGGATCATGGGCTGCTTACGTGCGCCCAGCGCTGACTTCATGACCTCGTACTGCTTCAGGCCCTGCTCAGCCGGCCAGCTTGCGATCTCGTCGCAGACCGTGAAGTGCGGGTTGAAGCCGTCCGACTTTTTCGCGTTGAACGCCAGGGGCTTCACGCTGCTGTTGGTCGTCTCGATGTATATGTCGGAGCGCCGCTTCTGTGCCAGCTGTGCCAGCTCGGGCTCCTGGGTGATCATTCTGTAGAAGTTGTCGTAAACGATCGCCGCCTGCTCCAGCTTCGGCGCCAGGCAGTAGATCTTGGCACCGTACTCGCCGTCCAGGTAGTCCATGTAGGCGATGCACGCCGAGGCGAACAGGCTCTTGCCGTTCTTTCGGCCCATGACCAAAAAGACCTCGCGAAAGATTCGCAGGCCGTCCTCGTCGACGATTCCGAACATGAGGCACACCGTCGCCTTCTGCCAGAGCTCCAGCGTGATCAGGTCGTTGCGTCCCTCACAGTGGCGGCAGAAGCTCTCGATGAACATGATCGCGCGGTTGGCCTTGCGATCGTCAAAATAAAAAAGACCATCCCGGAGCCCCGCGGTGATCTTTTCGTATAGGAGCCGGATCCACCGCCCGACGACGATCTCGCCCTTCTGGATGCGGTAGTAGTACTCCTGTATGTAGTTTGCGAACGGTGTCACTGGTTCATCAGCTCCTCGAGTCGGCTGGCCCTCTGTGCGGGAGGTACCAGGTCAAGCAGCTGCTTGATGATGGCGTTCAGGTTCTTGGTCAGGCTGATGTGAACGTCAGCCGCTGCGGCCTTCTTGCGCCCGGACTGGTTCTCGCCGTTCTGGTATTCCTCCACCCAGCCGGTCTCGTTCAGCTGCTCCTCCAGGTCCTGGAGGCTGATCGTGATAAATGCCGCCCGGTCAATGAGAGCCTGGCAGGTTTTCAGCTTGTTCGGGTCCAGGTCTTTGAAAAGTTCCTGGAGTCTCTTTTTTTCTCGGTTGATTCGCGTGGAAGTTTTCGCTTTTGCCATCTACCACACCCCCTTTCGCGCGTTTTCGGAGTAGAATTAAAGGCCACTGCTCGGTCTCCACCCGGGTGCGAAAATTTTCGCGAATGGGGGGGAGTCCGCTCCTGCCTCAATACTTCGAGGACCGGATGATCTCACCGTCTGGGCCGTAGAGGCAGCGGCCTGGTGTTGCCTTCCTTGGATCCTTCTCTTTATTGTGGCAGGTTTGGCACTCATATAAAAAGTTCTCAGCGTTCAGGCTGATGTCTGGGTCGTTGCAGTTGTCATCGTCCAGCCAGATCTTATGGTGCACGATCAGGCCAGGCTCTTGGCCACACACCTGACACAGCCCGCCGTCCACTGATAGCCGGTAGTCTATGAAGTCCCGGCGCGCGCGCTTCCATGCGCCGCTCTTGTAGAATTGCTTCTGGTTCAGGACTATCGCCTCCCGGTGTTATTGTTTCCCACCATCCCACCGCACCCGCGCATCCTGTGCTATTGCAGGCACGCAAAAAAGGAACTGGCCTCAATGCCCAGTTCCTCACGCTATCATTATAGCATACTATAGTGTGCCATTCAATGCCATACTTACAGATCTGCGAAAAAAGTCCAAGTGCATCGCTGCATCGACTGCATCGCACTTTTCCTATAAAACTCCTAACTATCACTATATTGCCCTATAATACCCCTATAAATGCTATATATATACTCAAATAGTCTTTATTATTGATTTTAGTGATGCAGTCGATGCAGTAGTATAAAAAGCCTTATATTATAAGGGTTTTGGGGTGCATCGCTGGGTGCATCGCTGGATTTTTTAGCGATGCAGCGATGCACTTCACAGCGCCCAGGTGCATCGCTGGAGCACCGAAAAATGCAGAAGTGCATCGCTGGATTGCTTTCAGCGATGCACCTCGGTGCAGTTATTTGTTTGTGTTTTCCATCTCCTGCGCCACGAGCTTGTCGAGCATCCTGCCGTGGATGCGGTGCGTCTGTCTCCAGCTGTAGTTCATGCACTCGCAGACGTCGTCCCAGGTCAGGCCGTCTATGTACCGGAAGCGGGCAAGCCTGCGCTCGGTCGGCTCCAAGCTCTCGATCATCTCCTCGATGGCGAGCTGAGCGGCTGCCAGCTTGCTGAGCTGCGCCTTGTAACGGTCCACCAGCTCCAGGTGCTTGATGGCCATGCGCTCCACAGGGTTCCCGACGCCTGGGCTCTTGGGCATCCCGTCGTAGTTCGGGCCGCTGGGCGAGTCCATGACGGCCTCCAGCTGCTGCAGCTCATCCAGGAGCTGACGGTGCTCTGCGCGCAGGTCTCTGTAGCTGTTCAGCCGTCGCTTGACATTTAGTCGAATTTCTGCTTCTGTCATTTCGGCACCCCTCCGTTGGTCTTTTTGATTTTCTCGGCAGCTCTGCGGATCCGCGCCCATTCACGCGCGAACCACGCGCGCCACTTGGTGCAGTGCTTGGCACTGCGGCACGAGCCGTCCTCCGCGAGGTGCTTGCATCTTTCGCAAAATTTAGGTCCCACGTTGTCCCTCCTCCCTGATGAAGCGGATCAGCTCAGGCTTCACCTTGTCGGTCGTGCCGTCCCTATATTCC